CCGATTTGTTCTATGATGTCAAATGTGATGACAAGCCCGAAGCAAAGAAACCGAACGGAAGATTGTTCTTCGAGGCACACTCAGACGTGAGATTGATCCTCTCAGAGTACGAAGATAGCAATGCTGATTACGCCAAACATATGCCCGGAGCCGTGCTTGGTAGAAGCACCGTAGACACTAGGAAGATCATTAACGCAGCGTCTGCATTTGCCTCAAGCGAACACGACACCGTTCCTGTGTATATCTCTTTTGACTTGGAAAAGTTTTCTCCCGCATTCAATATTGAAGTTTCGAAAGAGTTAGATCGCCATTGGGCTGAAGCTTATGGAGTCCCTGAAATTGCCAACGCAAGTAAGATTCTCACAGAAGGAGAGATTCATTACGTCAAGGGAAATTTTCACCATAAGATCGACAAGTATGGTTCTGACTTTGAGGGTTTCTTTGGCAGACGCAATACCATGTACCACTGTGCAGTTATGGGATACACTGTCAACCAGATGAAGAGGCACAATCTGGTCAAGAGAGATTCACATTTTGCAGCCTTGATTGATGACGGGCTCCTGCGCATTTTCGTTGAGAAAGACAATGCCACAGCAATTACCAAGCAAGTAAAGCGTATGATCGAGCATATCTACTCTAATGCTTCTCTCACTATCTCTTGGGACAAAACTTTCGTTAGTAGCAGATTCTGTGTGTTCTTGAATGATGTCAAGGTTTATGGCAGAACTTTTACTCCGGGAATGAAAGCTATCCTACGTATTACCAACCGTAGTGAAGACATCTGCCCCTCGTTGCTCTCTGATCTACAGCTAGTGGCCAGTACCACGAGAGGTGCGATTACTGCCGGAGCAATCCCTACTGGTGCTTATGCAATGTATGCACTCATGTGTGGCGATGCTATCCGAAGGTGGGCCAAAGGTAAGATGAAAGTCACAATTGTGCATTCTCTCAGAATGTTTCTTCCTGCAAGAGTAGGAGGCCTTGGATTAGTGGGTCTTTTATCCTTGGCCGGTTCCTTAGTGCATGATGATTTGGTTGAAGCGCTTGGAGTCTTGTGTGCCGTAGGTACCAGATTCCGCGCAATGCAGCCTGCCATTAATGCAATGATAGACCTCCCCATTACTCTTCAAGAAGAGAATTCCAAATACAGCAATCCAGGCAAAGTTCGTGCCAGGATCATGACGTTGAAAGCTGACCGTGGATACCAGAAGATCAAACACTTCCTGATGTATAGTGCTCGCCTCCCAGCGATTGAGAACCTCCAGTTGTTTCTCAAAGGCGAATACGACAACAGAGAAGCGCTTGTTCCTGCTGCCCTTGCTAAGCTAGCCGTCGAAATCCGTGAACGAATCTGGAATGCAACCCCCTATCATGTCATTGAAGGTGTTGCCGCAAAGTTCCTGAAGAGCACCTCTGCGCTAGTGTTTGTCCCTCGTAGAGTATTGTACCGAGCTATGGTTGCCAACAAGACCGAAGCTGTTGCCTATTTCTCTCGAAACAAGTATGTCGAGGACATTTAAGAAGAAGATCACTATAGTTTAGAGGAGAATATAATCCTTAATACCATTAGTTCCCTGCAGCGGGTTGAGACTGTTGGTTATTAAGAAAAGTGGGGTCTAGCCGATATCGAGAAAAATATAGAAAACGACTTATGTGAGGCTGGTATATG